GTTGTAGCAACTGTGACTATTTTCGTGCAGGGAATTACACCTCCGGGTAAAGCCACAAACCCAGTGCCGGAAATGAACGCCGTTAGCATAACGATAGACAGCAACTTGAGTTGGGTTGCTGGAATTGGTGCAAGTTCCCATCTTGTGTATTTTGGAACGGACAATCCTCCTTCATTCCAGAAAGAACAGGATGGGAATCTGTATGACCCTAACAACCTGATGACTTACGATTGCAATTATTTCTGGCAGATAAATGAATCTGGACCAAACGGTATCACGACCGGTGACATATGGAAATTCCGCACAACAACTTCGCCAATTCCACCTTCGAATCCTGTGGCTGCGAATATCAATGCAACAGCATACAATTGGATAACTAATACAATAGAATTGTCAGCTACAGACGACGGAGAGCCGAATTCTCCGGGTCAATTGTCATACATCATCACTTCTCTTCCAGAAAATGCGCTACTGCAAGACCCGTGTTCTGGAAATTTTATCGATGGTAATATGCTGCCTTATAGTCTTTCTTTCTATGGCAATCTTGTTTATTTTGCAACAGAAAGCAATAGCACTCCAAGGACCTTCTATTATAAAGCGAACGATGGCAATCAACCGGACGGCAATTCTAATGTCGCAACCGTGACGGTGACGGTCTCCGAATATCCGCACACCTTGTTATCATTCGATGGACTAGGTGTTGTTGAATTCAACGACAATAATGCATATGATATTAATAATGGTTGGGCTGTTGATTTCTGGGTGCGAACACGAGAACCTTTTGTTGGTCTATTGAATAAGCGAGATGCAAATCAAGGATGGGAAATAGGCCTTACATCAGGCAAACCAAAGATTTATATCTATGACAACAATGCCACCGTGGTTGCAGAAGCCCGAAGCTTTTATCGCGTGGATGACGGTCAATGGCATGAGCTTGGTTTCAATTTCAATCAAGACCCGTGCAGCATTCAATTGATGATTCAGACTAAATATTCGCATGAACCGGTTGTTGTTGTTGGGGAGTTCCAAGTTTCATTCCAGAATGACTGCAATCTCCAGCTTGGGTTTAATAGCAAGCAGGGCTATCGAGGCGACTTGGACATGCTCCGTTTCTTCAATGGAATCACAGACCCCACAGGCTCTGGTGCAATTATTCAAGGTTTTTATATGATGGATGGTTCGGGTTTCGAATCTTGGATGGGAGTTGGCAAGGAATCTGCTGTAAGATATCAGCTACAAGAAGGTTCTGGCACACTCATCACCGACGATAAACAGGGCCTCACCGGAACCTTGCAAGACCCGAATCACGTGCGATGGTATCCGTTCTGGTGGCCGTATCAAGATGTGTCATTTTTGTTGCGGAGGAATCCTTGATGCGTTATCTGAGACAGAATACTGCAACTGTAATTGTCGTTGGACCGTTCGTTGATTGGCAAAATGGCAAGTCTCTTCTTCGAGACCAAGCCGATTTTGTGCCTGCGGATATTGTCTGTGAACTTGTAAAGGGTTCGACCAGCAGTGAATTGACACTTACAAAGACCGGTGGTTCGAATGACATTGTCCTGACAGGCAAAGGTCTGGCCACTTTGGAATTGACCGCTGCGAATGTTGATACGCTTGGACATTTGAGATTGTCCTTTACAGATAAACTGGTCAGTGGATTTCCAACACAGACAATTCTTTCATTCGCAGAAGATTTTATGGTAATGCCTGCAGCTGCTTATGATGCTCTGTTCGGAAATCTGAATGTTTTCAAATATCTTGCAGCTTTTGTTGAAGGGACTTGGAATTTAAAAACTGGTTCGGCAGATACTTGGCAAATTAGCGACGCAGAGAACAAGGATGTTCCAATTATGGAAGTTCAGGTCAAAGAAGATGCGAATCCATACAAACAGGTGATGAGATTATAGATGTCCATAAAAGGAAGAAATGTTGTTGCAATGGCGACTTGGGGTGCACTTTATTATGTGCCGATTCCGGCAGATGATTTAAGGAATTTTATGATGTCTGATTTCGCGGCTCGATTCAATGCTATTCGTTCTAAATTTAATACGGACGTAACAACCGGCTTGAGCTTACCGACACAATTTGATAATGACCCAACAGAGCCTGACAAGTCCGCATTGTGGTGCAGGTTCACCATTTTACCGGCCAATTCCAAGCAGAAATCTGTAGGAGCACCCGGTGCGAACATTTTCCGCACACCCGGTCTAGCAATTGCACAATTATTCGGACCTCTGGGACAAGGTGACGGTGATTTACTTGGAAAGGCTGATGATATTATCGAAGCTTTTTGTAACACATATACATCAGGCGTGCACTTTGGGACACCCTCAATAAAACAACTGGGTAACGACGGTTCTTTCTGGCAGGTGAATATTGCAATGGAATTTTGGATTGACCAATTGGGTTAATGAAACTTTTTAATAAAGGAGAATCGAAATGGCTGTAACCGATGCAAATCTAGTTCAATTAGCATACATTGCCGAAGACACTTTTGGTGTCCAGAAGACTGGTTCGGCACTGCAGATTATTCGCCACACAGGCGAAGGTCTGAAGCAAGACACGGGAGTTGACCAGTCGAAAGAAATTCGAACAGACCGACAGACAGCGGATATTGTTCGCAATTCGATAGGTGCTTCTGGGCCTATCAACTTCGAACTGTCTTACGGAGCTTATGATGATTTTCTCAAGGCAGTTCTGATGGCAGCATCTTGGTCTACACCGGTTACGGTTGGACCTATCACCACCATCAGTGCAGCAGCTGCGGACAATTCATTTAATGATTCAGCAAGTGGATTCGGCAGTTTGGTTGCTGGACAGTGGGTGAAAACTTCTGGCTTCGCAACTGCAGCCAACAATGGTTTCTTCAAAATCATCACAAAAGCTGCAGGCAAAATCACAGTATCAGGTGGCACGCTTGTCAATGAATCTGCAACACCAGCAATTACCATTGTGATGGGTGCGCAGATTGCCAATGGGGTGACCAAAGCATCATTCAACATCGAACGAAAATACACAGAACTTGCGAGCACATTCGCCTTGTTCACTGGCATCATGTTCAACGAACTGAACTTGACCGGCGAACTCAAAGCAATGGTCACAGGCAATTTCGCAACACTTGGTTCGAAAGAAGAATCCAAAGCGACCAGTGGTGGCAGTGGTTACACAGCAGCGACCACGAATCCTGTGATGAACAGCGTCGACAATGTCATCAACATTCTGGAGAATCAACTGGCAGGTTCCGCAGTGCTCGGGTTCAGTATCGTTCTCAACAATGGACTTCGTTCCAGAGAGAAAATCGGAACGCTCGGTGCATTCAGTATCGGCACGGGAAAATGCGCTATCAGTGGCACATTGCGGATTTATTTCGAAACCGCAACCATCTATGACAAATATCTCAACTTCACATCTACCAGCTTGGCATTTGTGCTTCGCGACAGCCTCGGTAATGCTTATGTATTCAGCTTACCTCAGGTGAAGTTGACTGCTGCGGAAAGACCGGCTGCTGGAGAGAATCAAGACCTCATCGTGCCCTTTAGCTGGCAGGCTTCGATGCACGCGACCGAAGGGATTATGATTCGGATTGTCAAATTCCCAATTGCATAGGGATAAACTCGCAGAATATTTTTTGCAAAGAAGGAGTTCAAATGGGTTTCAAAATAGAACAGTTGATGCTCGACAAAGAAAAAATGAGCAAGGGTGTCTGGAAAGACTTTATTCCATTCACCGGCGTAAAAGTTCGGTTGCTGATTGCTAGCAGTGCGAATCAAGGATATATTGAAGCAGTTAGCAAAATTATCAGGGACAACTTGAAAGAGGTCAGAGATGATGTTGATGGACGAAAACAACACGAACTTCTCAAACCGGCAATCGCTGAGCATATTTTATTGGGTTGGGAAAATATCGACGGTCCAGATGGCAACGCTCTTCCTTATTCAATTGAGGCCGCTCTGAAACTTTTGAATACGCCTGAACTTTTCCACCTGTATGACTGGGTGCGTGTGCAAGCCGAAATTACGGCGAATTTCAGAAAAGAACTGCTTGCGGAATCTGAAAAAAACTGACAGACCACTTGCTGTGGTGGCTTGAAAACGGAAGTAAAATCGAAGACCTTGAAAAGCTGGCAGCAAGTGGCAGAAAAGTAAAGACGTTAGAACAAAGACCGCAGGTTCTTAGAGACTTACTAGATGTGTGGCAGGCTTTTATTGACCTGTCAAGTAGTAGACAGATTGGGTTTGAAGAAAATCCAATTTTGATAAGTGAAATAGAAGCTTGGTTGAATGTTCAAGGGCTTGTTGATTTGGAAGTCCGAAAAGAATATTTCAGGCTTAT